AGTCCAAGTAAGCTGGTCGCGCGCGACGCCTGCGAGAGTTTTATTAACTAATTCTTGCCAACCACCTATTTTCTGTGGCTCTCCATACCTAAACCTAACATTATCACCATCAATCCATTGCCCTTCGGCTCCGGTTGCAGTTTGTTGTTTATTGAATCCTGGTTTAAATTGTATCTTTTGTAGTGGCATAAAGTAGGATTATACACAATATTTATATTAATAACATCTTTTAATTCCAAGGTTTAACCTCTTTAAAATTAAAAGCAATTGTATATCTTTTTTCTTTTTTATTCTTATTTTTTAAAGGTTTCACCCCATGTTTTGCAAAACTACTAAAAAAAACAATTTTTCCAATTTTTTCTTCAATTACTTTATCAAACTCAGGGAAATAAGTACCTGGACCATTTTCAGTTAAATATAATATTCCAGAAAAACTATATTCAAGATGATTATGAAACTCTACATAGTCATTGTTTTCCATTAAATTACCCCAAGACTCTTCTAAATAAGAATCGTTAATTGATATTGTTTTAAAAACAGGAAGTGTTTTGTTTAATAAAGATAAGAAAATTTCGTTTTTATTAAAAGTTTTCCAATCTGTCATTCTTGCCTTCACTTTAGTTTTATAGCTAAGTTCTCCTACATTTTTATCTATTTCTTTTTTAAGATTTTCTACAAAACTTAAATCTTTAAATTGGTATTCTATTATCCATAACGGAACTTTAATTTCAGTGGTTATTAAATTATACATTTTTTTTAGGTAGTATCATATTCCAATTTATTTTTAATAATAATTCTTCTAATCTTATTTCTTTTAAACTATTATCTTTCATATATCTTATTAATTCGTCAGTGTCTATTAAAATCCAATTATTAAGATCTTCAAACAATACCTTATCTGCTTGACTTTTTGAATTAATAAGTTTTCCTTTTTTATCTTCAGGAAAATCATTTAAATAACTTATATCAAATTTATAAAATTGATTAGATTTCCTTAATAATCCTTCAACTTGATAACTTTTATTTTTATGCCATTTAATATTTGTAAGGCATTCATTAACAAATTTGATATTCATTTACTATAGACTTATAGTGTTAAAAATATTATATATTAAATTAAAAATAAAGTATGAATTTATTTAATCACTATTATTATTTTAAAAGTGTTTTAACACCTAGATTTTGCGATGAATTACTCGCGTATGGTAAAAAACATCAAGAACAAATTGCACTTACAGGTGGAATTGATACAGATAGAGATTTGAAAAAAAATCCCTTATCAAAAAAAGAAATTAAAGATTTAAAAAAGAAAAGAAATTCTAATATTGTTTGGCTTAACGACAGATGGATATATAATGAAATACAACCATATATTAATGAAGCAAATAAAAAGGCAGGATGGAATTTTGAATGGGATTATTCTGAATCCTGTCAATTTACAAAATACGCACCAGGTCAATATTATGGCTGGCATTGTGATTCTTGGGACACGCCTTATAATAATCCTAACGACTTTAACACAAACGGTAAAATAAGAAAATTATCAGTTACTTGTTCTTTATCTGATCCTTCTGAATATCAAGGAGGAGAGTTAGAATTTAATTTTAATAATCCAGAAAAAAGAAAAAAAGATAATATTAAAAAATGTACAGAAATCTTATCAAGAGGATCATTAGTTGTATTCCCTAGTTTTGTATGGCACAGAGTGTGCCCAGTAAAAAAAGGAGTAAGGTACTCTCTTGTAATTTGGAATTTAGGACACCCTTATAAATGAATTTAGATTTTACAGGATATTTTATTACCCCAGTTTACTCAACAGTTATTTCTGAATGGGTAAAACCTTTAATTAAAGCAACAGATCCTTTTATTAAAAAAGCTAAAAATAATAATAAAATAAATATTAAAGATAGAAATAAAAATTTAAAAAAAAATATAGGTGATTTTGCCATGTCTCATCATTCTGAATCTCTCATTAATATTTTTGAATTTAAAGATTTACAAGACTTTGTAGGTAAATCTTCTTTAAAAATTTTAAATCATATGGGATATGATTTAAATAATTACGAAATATGTTGGACTGAATTATGGGTTCAAGAATTTGCAAAAAATGGAGGAGGACATCATGAAGGTCATATACATTATGATAACCATATATCTGGATTTTATTTTTTAAAATGTTCGGATAAAACTTCTTATCCAATATTCCATGACCCTAGATTAGCAAAATCTATAACTCAACTTCCTTTAAAAAATGAGTTAGATGTGACTTTTGGAACTCAATATATAAATTATAAACCTCAACCTGGAACTTTAATTTTATTTCCATCATTTTTAGAACATCAATTTACAGTTGATTTAGGTGTTGAACCTTTTAGATTTATACACTTTAATTTACAAGCTGTTAGAAAAATGATAGTAGATTCCATAAAAAAATGAGTTTTAAAAAGAAGAAATACGTAGTTATAAAAAAAGCAATTTCAGAAGAACTTTCTGATTTTATTTATAAATATTTTTTATTAAAGAGAAGAGTTGCACAAACTTTGTTTGATACAAGATATATTTCTCCTTTTGAAACTATGTTTGGTACATGGACAGATGAACAAGTTCCAAATACTTATTCTCATTACGGAGATATAGTAATGGAAACTTTGCTTGTTAAACTACATCCTATAATGCAAAAGTTAACTGGTTTAAAATTAACTCCTAACTATTCATATGCTCGTATTTATAAAAAAGGAGATATATTAAAACGTCATAAAGATAGATTTAGTTGTGAAATATCTACAACATTAAATTTAGGAGGGGATTCTTGGCCTATTTATTTAGACACAACAGGTTCTGATAATGTAATTAATGAATCACAAAATTTAGTAAAACCTAATGCACCAAAAGGAATTAAGGTTGATTTAAAAGCTGGTGATATGCTAGTCTACAAAGGAAATTTATTAGAACACTGGAGAGACTCCTTTCAAGGAGAAAATTGTGGACAAGTATTTTTGCATTATAATAATGAAGCAACCGAAGGATCAAAAGAAAATTTATTTGATAGAAGATTACATTTAGGTTTACCTGCTTGGTTTAAAAAATGAGTTTAGAAAATAAAATAAAAGAATTAGAACATCAACTACAGATGGAAAAAATGGTTAAAAAATCTGAAGTGGATTTAAACAAAGAATTATTAGAAAGAATAGAAAAACACCAACTTCATATAGAAACATTAATTAATATAAATGAAGAATATTCTAATACGATTGCAAAACTTAGAGCAAGATTAAAAAAACTTATTGTGGATCCCAAGATTGATTAGATTCATTCCAAATACGTAAGATATTATCAATAGTAATATCAGGACAAGGAATTGGAGCTTCCCAATGATCATTATTATTTAAAACCCATGAAGGATATGGTTGTTCAGCTATAAATTTATTTTTATTAACATCATATGTATCTCCTATTCCAGCAAATTTTCCTCTGAAATTATTATTGTAAGATGTTTGTATCCATTTAACACCATTGACTGAAAGTGGACATACAGTTTTAAAATATTCTGCAGCTTGTTCTGATTGATCTCCACCATGATTTGCTATGTCTTGATTACAAGCAACAACCACTCTTAACACTTTATTATTTGAATCTAATTCTGCAAAATGAGCCATATTAAGAAACTGTTAATGCACCGGATACTGTAAAAGTGCAAATAGCCGCAGCTCCATCAGGAGCTGGGGAAGTTGTTTTTGTGTTTGTTGGAGGGCTTACTGAAACTCTAGGAGCACAAGTAGATGGAACTCTAATTACAATAATTCCTGATCCTCCACTACCACCTTGTCTGCCTGGATTATTAGTGTAGTTTGTTGTTCCACCTCCACCACCGCCTGTATTAACTGATCCTGGGAATCCGTCTACATTAAAACAAGAATTTCTTCCTGCTCCTCCGCCACCTGATCCACCTGATCCTCCCGTTCCTTGATTTGGAACCACTGGTCCTGCTCCTCCTCCGCCTCCACCAGCATAAGTTACTGGTGATCCTGAAATACTAGTTGCAGTTCCATTTCCTCCTGGTCCTCCTGTATTAGAAGGTGGTGTACCCGCTGTACCTGCACCAGATGCTCCTCCGCCACCTCCAGCAGCTTGTCTGTCTGGTGCAAAACCAGATGGTCCACCATTATTTCCACCTGGATTTCCTTGTGGTGGACTTGTTGGTGGTGAATTTCCATCTCCTACAGTACGAGTAGCATCACCATTAGAAACTCCTCCTCCTGAACCTCCAGGAGTTCCTGAACTAGCGGATCCACCTTTACCACCACCTGTTGAAGTGATAGTTAAAAAAACTGATGGATTACCTGATGCTTGAGTTGGTTGTGGAAAACTAGCTCCTCCACCTCCAACTGTAACTGGATTTGGTCCAAGCCCTACTCTAAGTTTTGTTCCACCAGGAAAAGATGTTCTATATCCTCCAGCTCCACCTCCTGCTCCTTGTGCGAATCCTCCTGAGCCTCCTCCAGCTACTACTAAATAATCAACTTCTATAGGTGATTTTCCCGCTGTTAAACCAAATCCTTTTGCTGAACCAGCTCCGCGTGTCGAGTTTAAAGGCATTCTTTCTCCTCCTATTTAAATTGCGTTTGCGCTGCTAGTACTGTGTATGTTGATGCTGCTGTTTTAAGAGCTGTGTAAGTGTAGACATCATTAGATGAAGCGTTACCAGTTGTGAAAGATGTTCCACCTTGATAAACAACTGTAACGTTTGCTGTTGTCCCATCAACCTGTACTACGTTATTAAAAAATGTTGTGTTGCCTTGTTTTGTGATTAACGCAACAGTTA